AAAGCAGCCGCTCTACCCCTGAGCTAACGATGCATATCTGGTGCGCCAGGTGGGACTCGAACCCACAGAACTCGGATTTTAAGTCCGATACCTATACCAATTCGGTTACAAGCGCATTATTCTCTAATTCTACTACATTTTATTGTTGTAGTCAACAATTTTGGAGCGGGTAGCCGGTATCGAGCCGGTCTACTTCAGTTTGGAAGACTAATGTGTATCCATAAACACCTTACCCGCATTGAATTCTAACCACACTACTTATCTCATTATACGCCGTGTGCTATGGCGAGTTTCTTTTTGTTATTTATTCTTGGTTCGGAGAGTCGGTCACGATCCGACACCGTAGGCATTATGAGTACCCCGTACATCCATTATACTATCTCCGAATATATAACAGGATGCACATTGGTTTCATTTATACAGTGAAATTTTTGTGATTTGCAGTAGGCATCCTAAATTGAATTTGTAAGTTGTTCCACCACGTTATAGGAACCATTCACCCGAATTAACTAGTCCGGACGGGTTTCGGTAAGTTACTTGGGATCTATCCAGATTATACACTCTTGTATCCCGGTCCCACTCAAGCGACCAGTCGGGCATTGCACCCGCATCCTTTTACTGTTTTAGTTGTTCGAACAAACCTAGACAGCGTGACTTCTCTTGCTAACACTTACAAAACTGGACGAGGCTGCTGTCTCTCAACAGCATTATTTAACGCCTCGATAATTTGGCGTCGGTTATGCGAGTAGTGAGGGGTCATATCTCACGCTTGCCACAAGGTCATTTAAGACCAGCATATACTCAACCGACATATCTTGGTGGAGGTAAAGATAAACCTTGCGGCGCTTTCGGCTTTAATCATCTATGCCCCCGTATCTTGGTTCTCCGGGGATTTATCCCTCTGAAGGATTTTATTTCTTCTCTTATAAATAGCAGCATTTGATATTCCGAACATTTTTTCTAATTCTGAAATACCGTGCTTACTCATTAGGTCTATCAAATCTACTTTATCCCAGTCAACTTTGCGTCGATTAGTAGTAGCGCATTTGGGAGAACAAAAACTATTTGTAATAGGCTTATCACTACCACAAACAGGACATGAATCATATTCTTGAATTTTTCTGAATGAATTGAAGTTCTCATCGAACTTTTTGTATTCAGTAGGTAATTTCCGCAAACCTGCATGAATCTCACTGTGGCAGTTGTTACATACTAAAATACATTTTTTAAGTTCCTCAATAATCGAGGGCCATTTTTTAGGATTTGCCCGTATTGATCCAAATGCAAGTTCTTTATGGGCCGGGTCAATGTGATGGAACGCTAATGCTTCTTTGCAGGCGTGATATCCACAACACTGACATTGGCCGCCCATTGCCTCAACCATTCTTTCTTTAGCGCGATGGCGCCATGCTTTTACTCTTTTGCTTGATACTGACATATTATAACCTCTAACCTTCGCATATATTTATGCCTAGTAGCGGTTATAGTTATAATTTGGCTCCGTATCTGGGTAACGATCCCAGCTAGTCATTGATTAACAGTCAAGTCCGTGCACCATGCTCGAATTCTACGGAATAAAACTTGGTGCCCCAGAGGAGACTCGAACTCCTAAAATACGGCTTCTAAGACCGGCATGTATACCAATTCCATCACCGGGGCAAATAAATCAGGATGCTTTTTCTTTTCAAAGATAATGGTTTTGAAATTTAAGTTTGCTGGAAGCATCCTATGTTTGGCGCTCCTAAGCGGAATCGAACCGCTCTGTGACAGGCTTCAAATCCTATTGACACAATAACAATCAAGAGCAAAAACTTGGCGCCGCTGATGGGACTCGAACCCACCTGATATTGATAGACAATCAATTGCCCTCCCTGAGGACTACAACGGCTAAATTTGGGGACCTAGTTTTGCGTTATATGGCCCATCGAACGATTCTAATTTGTCAAGGAGAATTCTTCCTGCTTACTTTTTACAGGGTTCGGCTATAATATATGTGTGCCGTCCGAACAGTATATAATCTCACACATATTGTTTTGGTAACGCATAGGAGAGTTGAACTCCTCTACCCAGAATGAAAATCTGGTATCCTACCGATAGATGAATGCGTCATAAATTGCTGGCATACTCTACGTGAGGATTCTTACCCCGTCTTTTACAAGTTGTACTTCTATGAACACAACACGGATCACCGAGTAGCCAAGATGATCGACATTTACTTTGTGGCTCTTGCTTTCCACTTGATTCAATAGGTGCTATGCTTCAGGACGACTTGCATAGCGTTGCGAGAATTCCGCCACATTCAGTGTCTAGAACACCTTAGTAACTCGCGTAATCCACTTAACCGGTTTCCCGATCCAGGTTTTTGATTTTGCGATTTCCGAGCGACGAAGGATTTTACACTGTTAAACTGAAGTGACCCCATATTTCGATGCACTGTATGGCACCGGCCCCTACTCTCTTATCCGCGCGTAGTCCTAATTAAAGCACATCGCGTTTCAGCAAACTTTGGTGGATGATGATGGTAACGATCCATCAGAGCCTTGCGGCGTCCGGGTTACAGCCGGAACCGTCTCCTTAACGGTATAATCATCCTAAATCATATTCAAACACATTATTGGGAATTCAACCCAAGACCGCCTAGCGGTTCGACGCTGATAATATGCTTGAATATGATTCCTCGCCCTGGGGTCGCTTCACAGCGTCCTTGCTTTCTTCAACCTGCTTTCGCAGTAAGATCGCTCTCGGGTATCGAGGAAATCATTCGATAAGTTTTTAATGAACTAAGTTCAATCGGGGTGTCTTTCGACACATTACATGCTTAGGGCTCTGTATGCCTTTATCACAAACATTTAGTTCACCTCACGCAACATCATTGTGTTTCGCTACCATAACGTGCTGCTTTGCAGACTCCGTTCAGAACCCGATTAAAGAACTAAGTTGATAAGTTCGATCACTTTTTCAACGTATGCTGTATTATAGCAGAAGATTGATTAATTGTCAAGTTCCCTTCCTGCTTACTCACTGTACTTGCTCTCACTGAGCGATTTTCCAGTGCCTCTGCCGTTTTGTTCTCAACCTTCAATCAATCTAAGAGTCTATTATAGCAGAAAGTCCATTTAATGTCAACTTTGTTTGGTCCGGCGTGAGGGAATCGAACCCCCATAATGACTTTAGAAGAATCATGTCCTATCCGTTGAACGAACGCCAGAAATTTATGCTTGTCTATGTAGGAAATGTTCCTTGACCGAAGTTGGGCCGAAGTATTTTTGTATGATATCTTTGACAACTTGTGGTTCGAACTCTTTACAACTGAACACATCAAAATATGCAGTGCCGTCGAGTTCCATGAAGTGAGCGCAGATGTTGCTGGTCTCAATCAGTTGAACCAAGCTGAACCCTTGCTTAGGATCGCCTAGCAACATAAACTCAATCATGGGTTTTCCGTGAGCAACCATGTCAATAGCAGGAACAAGTTCAGTGATGAACTTTTTAATTTGTGCTGCACTGGCAATGTTTTCATTGCATCCTGCACAGTCTAACATTAAATGGTATCCCCAATATTTCATGTAAGTCCTTTGTTGCTATTATTTATCAGGATGCTTTTTTACGGTTTGATTATGAGTCAAATTTTATGTAATGTTTGCTGAACGCATCCCATGTTTGGCTCTACCGATGAAAATTCTTGGTGCCCAATGTCTGATTCGAACAGACGACCTACCGCTTACAAGGCGGTTGCTCTACCCCTGAGCCAATCGGGCGATTGGATGATACTGACTTTCATCAGCATCATCTTTATTTATACTCTGTCGCTTCGTCTAAATTAATTTAGCAGGATACGCGAGTGCTTCGGAACACCAGTCATCAAATATTCCATTTGATCAGCCAGGATGTTCCTGTTAGCCAGAATCATGTTTTCGAAATGATTCGGCGCGTATGGCACATACAGCAGGGCCATGTTTGCTTCCTTCAGAGTCTCGTGACCCTTTCGGCTGTTACATTCCTTGCAGGCTGTGACTACGTTCATCCAAGTGTTAGCACCACCTAAAAATTTAGGGACAATGTGGTCCCTAGATAGATGATGATAGTTCGGCGTATGTTCACCGCAGTATGCACACGTGTACCGGTCCCGACCGAACAGAGTCTTGTTCGTCAGCGCAACCGTACCATGCTTCAACGGGTTGAACCCGTGACCCTTGATAGCGATTATGCTGGTTGATTCGATGTATGATTGGGTGCCGTCTTCTTGGAATCCGCCGCGATATTTTGCCACAATTTCGCCCAGTGACCATGCTACTGAATCAGTTGCGTGGTACAGGATTGCGTCATCGTAAGAAATCCACTGACGCGGAATTCCGGAAATATCTAATGCTAAAATACTCATGCTGGCTCCTTTTAAATGTGTCACTGTATTTAGTTGCGGTTGGCGCGCCTTGCAGGAATCGAACCTGCACCTCTTGTTTCGAAGACAAGGATGATATCCATTTCACCAAAGGCGCATTGTATTGGCGGAAGTAGTAGGATTCGAACCCACGGACCCCTTTCAGGGTCTCCGCATTTCAAGTGCGGTGCAATCGGCCACTCTGCCATACTTCCATAAATTTTGGTGCCCACGGGGAGAGTCGAACTCCCAAACTACGGCTTCTTAGACCGTTGACTTTACCAATTTGTCTACACGGGCATTGGCACAGGACCGGGGATTCGAACCCCGAACGACAGCTTCAGAGGCTGTAGAGTTACCAATTACTCTAATCCCGTATGTTTGGCGGGCTGACTAGGACTCGAACCTAGACTGACGGTTTTGGAGACCGCGATGCTGCCATTACACTATCAACCCATACTAACTCTTGGTCTCCATAGAAGGATTTGAACCTTCACCGCATGCTCCCAAAGCATGTACGCTACCAGATTACGCCATACGGAGAGTTGATTGGATGCGGAAACAGTTTTTGCGCTATTTCTGCATAGATGTATAAATACAGTATGAATAAATTTCAACTGTATTGTTCTTGTATTTATTGCAAGTTGTCGGTAACCGCACAAAACTTATCAGCACATTACTCGCGGCATGAGAGGGCGAAACCCTGTGCCCAGTGCGGGAAACTAATAATGGCCGGCAAGTTCTGTTCTAAATCATGTAGCGGAATATTCAATAATAAACTACGATTACCGGAATCACGAATCAACGGTGGAATTACATTACTTAAAAATAAGAAAAAACTCGGATGGGAACCCAAGTTAAAAACTAAGTTACCTCGCCCAGTTAAAAGCAGAACTTGCGTAGAGTGTGGTAAAATAGATACGACCAGTGGTCGTTTTCAATCCGACAAATGTATGTTTTGTAATGATTCGCTAACTTATCGGGAATCATGTAAATTTACCTTTAATCTAAAAGACTACCCGGCAGAATTTAATTTGGCATTGCTCACTGAACATGGCATGTTTAATCCAAAAAGCAACCAGTCTGGTGTCTCCAGAGACCATCTATTGTCAGTTTCCTACGGGAAAACAAATAGAATAGATCCTAAAATTATTTCTCATCCGGCTAATTGTCAACTGATGACACAGACCGAAAACAAGAAAAAACAACATCATTCATCCATCACATTTGACGAGTTACTCGGTCGTATTGCTGCTTGGGATACAAAATACAAAGATGCGGGGTCAGGGCATGCTCCTGAAAGCGAAGGCTTATGAGACCCCGCGGCCACTCGGCTCCCCGCATTTTTGTACTCTGAACTTTATTTATCATTACCTGGTATCTCTGGAAGGAATCGAGCCTTCGTATCTGTCGAGTCAGAACAGTGTTCTACCATTGAACTACAGAGATAAATTTTGGTGCGCGAGGCGAGAGTCGAACTCGCAGGTTCCACCTTCTGAGGATGGCGACTTTACCAATTTGTCTACACGCGCATATAACAGGATACTTATTTTTCAATTAAAAGTTGAATTTTTGATTTTGCTGTTCGTATCCTAAAACTGATTCGTGAAGTGGAATCGAACCACGCTTGGCAAAGTGACGCCTACCCAGCTTACGCTTCTCGGACTTCCTGTGCTACCATTACACCATTCACAAATTTCTGGTCCCGCTAGGCCGAATCGAACAGCCATCTAGGATTTAGGAAATCCCTATTCTATCCGTTGAACTATAGCGAGAAATATTCTTAAGGCTGTCATCTGTTACAAGTGTGCGGGAATCGAACCCACGCCTCCGACTTGAATGTCGGCGTTGCTTCCGCTGAACTAACACCTCAACACCATCTTTTCGTACGCCAACACTAGGGATGATGAGACAGATTAAGCACTGCTGCCAATTGGCGTCAACAGCCTTAAGAACATTGTTTGGTACCCTATCTCAGATTCGAACTGAGAGAATAACAGTTTTTGAGGCTGCTGACTTTACCAATTTGTCTAATAGGGCATAATATTTGGCGGTTCGTATGGGTTTCGAACCCATCTGTATCTTCCGTGACAGGGAAGCGTCCACTCCGAGCAGACTCACGAACCGAATTGTTTGGTGCGGGATAGGAGATTCGAACTCCTACTTACGATTTGGAAGACCGTTGTGCTAGCCGTTGAACACTAATCACGCATTGTTTTGGTGGAGACGTGTGGTTTCGATCCACTCCCCGAAGGGCGAATTTTACAGACTCGCTGCTGAAGCCATCAGCTTTCCGTCTCCGAATTGTTTGGTGGACCTATGGGGTAACGATCCCCAAGCATCGCATTGCAAGTGCGTTTCCCTACCCATTAGGTAAGCCCATGAATTGTTTGGTGGACCCTAAGTTTGTCATCATTGGCCCTTTGGAGATTTTCTTGGTGGACCGTCGGGGAATCGAACCCCGAATTTCTGGTTGCAAACCAGATGTGTTCCCGTTAGCACTAACAGCCCATAAATTATTTGGCTCCGCAACTAGGGATCGAACCTAGCTTATTCTTCATTAACAGTGAAGCGCCTACACCATGCTGACTCTTGCGGAATAAATTTTGGTCACCGATGTAGGAGTCGAACCTACGCCTCCTGGTTCCGGGCCAGGGCTGCTACCGTAACAACTATCGGAGAAATATAACAGGTTCGTTTTGTACTTTTTGATTTGCGTGAGAAATCCAAACTCACATGATACGGCAATTACCGTGATTTTGTTTTTGCTGAACCGAACCTAAAAATAACAGGATGCACATTTGGTTTCATTTACAGTGAAAGTTAATTGCTGTAGGCATCCTAAAGAGTGGTCACCGCGGGCAGAGTCGAACTGCCGCCCCCTGGATCCAAGCCAGGAACGCTACCGTAACGCTTCGCGGAGAAATATAACAGGATAGTTTTTGTCGCTAGACATCCAAAGTTAGCTTATTGTTTGCTGAACCTATCCTAAAACTGGTACCTGGTGCCTGAATCGAACAGGCCACATTCCGCTAATCGGGCAGACGTTCTTCCACTGAACTAACCAGGCATATCTTGGAGTGACGGGTGAGATTCGAACTCACGAACAACGGGTTTGCAATCCATGCCATTAGGCCTCTTTGGTACCGTCACATAAATTTTGGAATCAGTACGGAGAATTGAACTCACGATTTGCGACTTGAGGGGCCACCGTCCTTACCCTTAGACGATACTGATATAATTAGTGCTATGTCCTTTTGCGAGGACTCTAGTTGTAGTTTGAGAGGCGCCCTTAGGCCCAATTAATGGATCCAGATATATCTGGGGAAGCCGTCCTACCACAGCATTAAGCGATGCTGTGCATTCTTTGGTGCACCGCCCGGGATTTGAACCCGGATCTTTCTGATTAAGAGTCAGACATAATAAGCCGTTATACGAACGGTGCATAATTTGGGAGTAGACTGAGGGATCGAACCTCAACGCAACTAGTATACACCGGCAATGCCGGCTGCGGTCCATTCTCTACTCATAAACTTGGTATCCTGCAGGGGTTTTGCTCCCCTCTCAATAGTTTGAAGGACTATCGGCCACACTAGCTGCCTCGCAGGATATATCTTGGAGCGGGTATCCGGTAACGATCCGGAATCTTAACTTTGGCAAAGTTATGTGCGTCCATTCTCACTCTACCCGCATAAATTGTTTGGTGGTGGTAGAAGGTAACGCTCCTTCGTCTAAGCCTTATGAGAGCCTCGTTGCTACTTTTGAACTATACCACTGTATTTGGTGCAACCTGTAGGAATCGAACCTACTTCATCGAATTTTCAGTCCGCTGCTATGACCACATCAGCTAAGGTTACATATTTTGGAGCCCACGTTCAGCCTCGAACTGAATCCTCAACGTTACGAAGGTTGCGTACCACCAGGGGCATACTTCGCGGGCGAATACTTTTTGGTGCCCCACGACAGAATCGAACTGCCATCCACGGATTACAAAACCGTTATACTTCCATTGTACTAGTAGGGCTAATAGTTTTTCAGAGGCTACCTATCCTTGTTCAGGGGACTCAATAGTTTGTCTCGTATGGAGGAGGTCTTGCTTTTTTCGCGTGAAAAAATCCGATCAGTCGGCGCTACTTGCGACTCGACTCCCACGTCTATCTGAAATCTTGGTGCCCCCACTAGGAATCGAACCTAGTGTTAATCCTTACCAAGGATTTAGTCTACCATTAGCTTATGGGGGCGAATTTTGGGGTAAATGACGGGATTCGAACCCGCTCTAAGAGTTTCACAGACTCTGGTGCTAACCGATACACTACATCTACCATAACTTGGTACCCCTGAAAGGAATTAAACCTTTATCTGAACCTTCGCAGGGTTCCGTGATATTCATTTCACTACAGGGATGTTTGGTGGACCTATGGGGTAACGATCCCCAAGCATCGCATTGCAAGTGCGTTTCCCTACCCATTAGGTAAGCCCATTAAATTGTCTCGAACCCTGTTAATTCAGGCTATGCACCCTCACCAGATGCCAACGCCGCCTGGCGTTCAGAGGTTAGTTCCTCATTTTGTAACACCCTTTATTGGGATGCTGGTCGATATTTGGTACCTAGCGTTGGTTTCGATCCAACTACAGCTCGCTTATCGGGCGAGTACCTCCCCATTCGGTCTGCTAGGCATTTGTTTGTTTTCTCCCTGGCCGCCATCCTTCTGGCACCAGCGAGTCCTTTCGGATCTTTTTACTTTCTATCCCATTGGATATCCATTTAGTACCGTACTGACTATTTCCTTCCCCACGCTGATGGACTGCGCTTTTCTCTCCTATCGCAAGTTTGGTATTTTCAGAATGCAGTCGGCCGTCAAACGTCCCTTTAGGGAATTTCTCCATACGAGCGATAGCCCCTAAATGCTGTATTTTTCTCCAGCGATCAAGATGTTTCGCTATATTGTTATCATTTTTTGCAAACGTTTTCCACCCCGTCTGGTGTGTTTCACGCGACTTTCCGCCACGATTCAAACCAGTTTTATTTAAGTAGTCGAACCCACCGAATCCGCCTCGTCGCAAATTATAAGTATCTGATCTTGCAAGGAATTCATCAGTGACGACCTCTTTTTCTCTGCGAAACATTGCCTCGGAATTATCGAAGGTCTCTCTTATTGTCTTGGTGAAGTTTTCAAGGCCATTTTTCTGTATGGCTCGTTGAATAACTTTCCCGGACCCCATATAGCCGTCATCCATGTTTTTTGTTTTATGGACGCCGACATATATTTTGTCGTTGAGGTTGTTTTTGATTTCGTATAGATAGTAGAACATAATGTATTTAGTCCTATTCTCCAAAAAGTGCATACCCCCAAGGACTCGAACCTTGTCATGCGCGTTTGGAGTGCGCTGTGCTGCCATTAACACTAGGGGCATATAAACTTGGCACCCGACTGTGGTAACGCTCCACATTATCTAGTTTCAGAGACTAGCGCCGCACTTTATGGCTCATCGGGTATAGTTGGCACACCGGGAAGGACTTGAACCTCCATAGTCTTTCGACCGTCACGTTCAAAGCGTGATGCGGCTACCATTTCGCCACCGATGTATATTTGCTATTCTGAAACACTCTGCCTTCTCGCTATATGACCGCTGTTACGAGCTATCAATCGGACTCGCACCGAATCAGAATGTTTTAGAATAGTGCGTGTTGCCACGCACTATGATAGGGTTGATACCCTACCCAGTGATTTTAATCTCTGCGTTATCGCCGCAGATTTCATCCTACTGTCCGCCCGTTTGCTCCATGTTTTAAGTGCAGAGCGAGGACCTCGTTTCCTCATATTCACACTATTACTCCGCAAGAACCGATTCTGGTATCCTCTTTCTTGCTTCTAAATGCTCTAAAGCACGTTCTAACTTGTTTAGGATCAATCGCTTGACCTGTTCACTTGTCAGTTTATGCTCTGAGCACCATTTTTGTTTTTCTGTCAAATTCTTTTCCTTCATTTATTATAACATATTTTCGATTTTTCGTCTATCGATTTTTTGCTATGTTGTTTTTTGTTCACATAGCAAAAAACCCTGAGACTTTTGCAAGTTCTCAGGGTTTGACGATGTTTTAACTATGTGCTAGTTAATCATCCCACCCCTCAAACTGATCACCTTCTTTACCATTACCGCGCCCAATATTTCTTGAGGCTGCTGGCGCTGTCACTGGATACATACCTGTAAACGCCTCTGCCGATAAGGGCCAGAGCGATGTATGTTGTATTAGCTGGTGACAAGCAAAGTTTTTCATTGTAATCTATTTAGTCCTTGTTTCGTTAAAGTATCAATTTATGTGTCTATTATAGCAGTTTTTCGATTAAATGTCAACCTTTTGTGAATCTATTTACCCGAAAGCTACTTTTCTCACTTTCTAAACGCTATTGTAGCACAGAGTCGAATTAAAGTCAACCGCAGCCTATGGTCTGGTGTCCGAAAGCTACTTTTGGTTAAGTTTTCGTATCTGCTCGACTAACGGATACACACCATCCGCGATGGGGTTCGGACCGAATTCAACAGTCTCCATGTACACCTCTGTGGCATACTTCTTTGTTCGCACATCATCTAAATAGTCATGCAGTAATCTATTCCAATATTGGACAATGCCCGAAGAAGCACCTTCTGGCAGCACTACAAGGTATCCTTCCCCGGATTGCCACGACTTGTATTTTTTGTTAAGGCTCGGAACGTTGAAGGCAGTGTCATGTTGTGAGATGATCGCCAGAAGTTTGAGCTTTCCTGAAGATATGAATTGTATAGCAATGCTAATTGGCACCACAGCAACATCCACGTGCCCGGACACAACATCCATCATCGCCGGCGCTCCGCCTTTGTACCCGATGACTAATGGTTCCGGTTGATCAATTCGTCGTGTATTAATAAATAGTTGGCTGAGAAGTACCTGTTGGTTAGGGGATCCGTACCCAAATGAGAGGCGCGTGGATGAGACTTTAAGCTCATTTTCCAGATCCTCATAAGTTTGTAATTTATTGTTTGGCCCGGCGACAAACGCCATGATCGAAGCATGTGTCATAGACACATAAGTAAACTGATAGCTAGGGTTTGCTGCTCGGTGCGTGGCAACTGTGGCGAGAGTGCCAAACACCACAGTAGTCTCACGGTTGCCGGCGACAGCGGCATTCATACCTATCAACCCGTTAGCGCCACCTTTGTATTGCGGAGTAAGTTCGGTGCCATGCTCGGATGCATATTTTTGAAAATGTCTGAAACTTATATCAGCACCTCCTCCGGGAGTGAACGGTATAATTACATCAAAATGTGCAGCCGATGCTAGAGTAGAAATAGTTATAAGGAGAAGAAGTATTAATTTTTTCATCGTGTTTTATACATCAAGGGTTCTTATATAAAATGATTCAGTCATTTGATTAGCTAACCCGGTTTTCTTAATAAACCGGTCATCTACTTCAGCTAACCTAGCAGAAGCCTCGTTAACAAAAACTTTCTTAACGTCGGCGAACTCCGGGTGTTCGTAGAACCAAAAGAATTTGTCAGATCGGTCTATTGCGGTCGGCTTATCCGCCTGAAAGCGATAATCCCACGTAGAGTAACACATATTTTTAACAGTATTATTCTGATGTTGTCCAGTGATGTTGTTTATTGATTGGTCCCAGAGTGGAGCAGTAGCCCACTTGAGGTACTTTCTGGAGTCCTTATTCGTGTTGTAATATTGACTTGTTTGAAAAGCCATCTCAAACGTCAGAAGAGGAAGCTCCGGAGACCAATAAAACGCTTCACCAGAGTCCGGGTCTGCAACACCGGAAAAAACCATACGAACAGCAAAATCAGAAAATTGCATCCAAACCTTGTTTGATTCATCTACATGTAGTATAGGTTTATCTATTCCCCATATATGGCCCACCGAGACGCCCTTAGCAGCCAAGTAAGGATCAGAATCAGATACTAGGTTGTATGCTAATAACGCGCCGCCTCGCACGTGATCTGCTTGGCCCACCAATGACTCCATATCAAATTTATCAGGATCTCGCCCATAATCCTTAATGGTTATTTTTATGTCGGGCCTGTTGCTTACTATCCATTCAAGTATTGGCTTGATCGCGTAATCCCATTCACTCCAGTAATTCCTGGACCCCTTATCAGAGGTATTTGGACTATAGATAGTAGAACCTAGCAGTGCCTTGGGCCACCGAACACATATTTCATCTAACTTTATATTGTTGTCAATATAAGTGCGTAATATGTTGTGACTATCCGAACCACCCGAGTAATACAAAATCAAATATTGATATTTGTCTCTAAGTTGTTGTGCCCGCTCTTTGTATAAAAGATTCAGTGGTTGCTTCCCTAACCAGGTTCTGTCAAATTCTCGCCAAATATCATTGTGATACTTAAATTCAATATTAGTCTTATGGACCGAAGCGTGATATAACGCTTCGAACTTGTTAAAGAACTTGACTCTGTTAGATTCCCAGTAACCGTATTTTTCAGTTGGTGTGATCATACTCTATTTATCATCACCCCCTGACATATTTTAATTATCGCGGGTTCATCACCAGTGCTATCTTCCAATCTCCCCAGCAATGCGTGTGTTCGGCTGAGGTCAAGACCCAATGCAGAGAAAGCATACGGAATTTCCTTTATAAAAGGCTGTTCGATAAACTTGCTCTGTTCTAACCACTCGGGGAGTTTACTGATTATGAAACCCCCTTGTACCACGCCGTGAATACTATGAATGTCTTGACCATCCCCCGCTCACTCTGGCAAAATCTTGTACTTGCGCCAGAGTAAAAATATCAGTTGTAGTAAATGTAGTCGTGCTATGCGTAAATAATTACATCAAATCCTTCTGTCATCGATGGCTCTTGCCAGTTGGCCCGCATGCTTTCCATAACATACTTCGGAATTTCCTTTCCCGGACGCGATGCCAACCGACGAGTGAGTTCTGCCTCATCCGGTGTACGGAACACCACAGCGATAACCTCATAGTTAGATGGCAGCATGCGAAACTTCTTTGCGCGAGACGGAACTGTCGTGGAAGTTTGATCCCATACAATGTCGTGCCCCTTCTTCACCGCGTCAGTGACAACCAGTGCCATGTACTTAACTGCATCGGGCATTACTTCTTTGAATACTTCGGAATAGGTCATGCCGACCAGCGCGGCAGCACGATCAACGTAGTCATCCGTGCTGGCGACTACAGTACGAGACCAATCAAAGTTTTGAGACTTGATCCAGGTGGACTTACCCGAGCCCGGAACGCCCACTAATATGTAACATTTTGCCATACGAGTATTATAGCAGAAAGTCCATTTAATGTCAAACCCTGAATGATTCTCCACACCCGCAACGATCACGCTCATTTGGATTCCGAAACTCAAACCCCTCATTGAGTCCCTGACGAACATAGTCAACTTCAAGTCCGTCGACATATACCATACTCTTAGGATCTACAAATAGCTTACAGCCGTTGCAGTCGTAGCATTGATCATCTGCGTTTGGAGTATCGACGTACTCCAGAACATATGCCAGACCAGAGCATCCTGTAGTTTTTACGCCGATGCGAAGACCCTCGCCGTGACCTCGCTTGGCAAGTGTCTGCGTTACTTTACGGGCTGCTTGAACAGTGATCGTGATCATTTGACTACCAGATGCCCGGTGACTGCCATGATTGCCATTACGGGACCGGCGATGTGTTCGCCAATCTCATATAGTGCCCACAGCGTCAGGGCAGCAGACCACCATGGGTTTGACTCTGCTTTTTTTCCGAGCCACATAAAGAACCGGCCGTGCATACGACCGATTCCGTTTGCGAAATTTACAATAGGTTTAAACATGATTCTTTTTATAGTCTGCGATTGCTGCTTTGATAGCATCCTCAGCAAGAATACTACAGTGTAGCTTAACTGGAGGCAGTGCGAGTTCTTCAGCGATTTCTCGGTTGGTGATAAGGACGGCCTCTTCCATTGTCTTACCCTTGATCCATTCAGTGACCAGTGAAGATGATGCGATTGCTGATCCGCATCCGTATGTCTAGAACTTTGCGTCAGTGATGATTTGGGTCAGCGGATCGATTTTGAGTTGTATCCGCATCACATCTCCACACGCCGGGGCACCTACCATTCCTGTTGCGATATCCGGATCATCTTTGGGAAATGATCCTACATTGCGCGGATTTTCATAATGGTCAATGACGCGGGCTGAATAACTCATATAATACCTCTAATGTTATAGAACATTTAATACCTTTTTTTACATTACTGATGGCTGGAATAAATTCCAAATTGTGAATACTTCCTATTACCTCAGGGGGTACTTTTTGGTTGAATCCTTCAGTGATACTATATTTATGATCCAGATGAAATCCGTTTTTACTACGTTTATCATTGTTAGGTAAGCTTGTTAGGTTATTCTTGTTTGTCCAATAATAAACTTTACGTCTATATTTTTTGAACTCTATATATTCAGGGTCGTCAGGTTTCCAGGATATTCCACGATCAATTTTAGTCTGGATCGCCTTGGCAGTTGATTCCGGTTTCACTATTTTACCAGTCAAGGCACGTGATCGTTTTTCATTAGAAGTTGGGGAGTGTTTTTTACCTTTCCAGTAATCTCTAACTAAGTTAGATATACTATTGGTATTCACTTGCGTCATGCCAAACATCGGGTTGTGTTCGCCTTGTTTTGCATTGGACGCTTTTTTACGCCAGGATGCTGACCTGTTGTTGGCCATCCAACGCCTTGAACATATTGCACCACAGAATTGTCGAGTAAGTGCTTTTTTATTTTCTCGAATAGAGAATGATATTCCGCAGTGTTTACATATTTTATCTATCATTAGGACTTTCATATTGTTCTATTATTTAGTCCTTTAACGAAATATTTACGTTAACGTGCAGCAAACTTAGAACGAGGGGTAACCTTGTCCTTCGGTTGCACTGGCGCCTGCTGTTGTTTTGTAAGATGCTTGAGTAGCATACCGGGCTTGGCCATCATCTGCTTAATGAGTTGCATGCCTGAGCCGGGACGATTTAGATTTGGCATTTTATTTCCAGAAAAAAAGGATTGCTTTCAGTTTATCAATGTATTTTTGAAGATACTTTGTCTGAATGTTCTTGGCGAACGCTGGTTGTGGGAAGTTCCATCCGATGAATGCACCGATGAAGATGTAAAATAATGTTTCTAACATAAAGACTCCTTAGTCAGTATTTAGTCATCAACGTCTGATTGTTCAGCGGATATCCAACCTAACTTTCGCAGGTCTTCGCGTATCTCGTCAGTTATGACACCTTCACCTACATACGCCCGAGATTCTTTGTACGCGATTTGCCGATCAACTGTCAATTCATTGAATTCCAGAGGATCCATTTCTTCACGGTCGCCGATGCCAGTGCAATACCAGTCAACGTAATCTCCTTCTTGTCGCATATCAGCGATGATGCCGCCTGCATGTCGCCAAGAACAACTCCAGCGTTTATCTTGTAGCAACGGCCATATGTCATTCTTGATGAAGTCTTGATTGCACATTGCGGCATACAGGTGTTGCGCGTAGATTGTGCTTTCACGGGCCTTTTCCAGAATCCAATCTGTTGAGCGCAGATCGTGCTCCAGATTGTCTGTGGCCCATTCAGGATCAGCTTCCCTGAGTAAGTCTTGATTAGCCCAATCGTCATACATTTCAACCATCATTTTTGCCTCTGCGTCGGAAGGATCTTTAGCGAAGATACTTCGATATTTTTGAGATTGGAACGAGTGCCGTTCCTTGCTTCTACTTAACATCGTCTGATTATATCACCGTTTTAGCATAAGCGCAAGTTAGTCTCTACCCTTTGCGTAGAAAACGTGATTGTCAATTTGAGCGACCCGCTTATACGGCCAGTTTGGGTTGACAGTCAGATTGTGAAAGAACAACGTTGTCTTTGGAACAACTTCTTTGTACGCATCAAATACTAATACAGCGTATGCAATCTTAGTAGCTTCTATGTACTTGGCGTTGTTTTTACCAGGCTCGTCTTTGCCTTCACATACCCAACTGAACTGACACATCTTTTTCATGATTGGTTCACCGTCTTCATCTTCACGCTCTACCATAGTAGATTGAAAGACAACTCCGCAAGGTGTTCTGGCAAAGCCGTGTGCTACTCTGTTCATAACTACGCGAGCAACTGCTGCCTGACCCAAAGTAGATTCATTAGATGCTTCGTAAAATATGTTCTTTGCCACGCAGGCAAGTTGTTTCATATCCACATGCAGTTTTGGAGCAACATACGTCACTCCTTGATTGGCAACTGGTCTGGCTATCATAAATCCCATTATTAATACCGATAGGTATACTAAAATTTTAAATTCTCTGGTCATATTTTCTCCTAATTGCCCGTAGACCTACAAGGCTTGATTTCTCTATGGGCTTACCCAACAATCACAGTTACATTCAATAACAGTGTTAATTGCTTCGGCTGGTGTCAGTGTTGCTGGTAATAGTATATCAGAAGTATACATCACATTCAAGTTAGGCGGGATTAATCGTGTGTAGGGTGATCCTGCTAAACTACCCGGTTCTACTGCCTGCCCAGTATCTACCGGAGTTCCACCGGGGCTCGGGGCAAAAATCGTGCCAATTCCCATATTGATATTTGCAGTTAATGTATTATCACCTGCACCACTAATAACTAAAGTTGGTACATTAATTAGTACCGCCGGACTCACTATGTATGATCCGGGGGTGAATGATGAGAATCCGGTAACCGAGCCAGCCGCAGCAACAACAACCGCAGTGCTAAAGGTACCATCACCGCCTTGAATCATAACTACATCACCGGAAATATAACCATCGCCTGGTGTTGACCCCGGGGAGACCGCGTCAATAATAATCGTAGTTGAAACTCCGGGAGTAGGAACACCTGCACTGACGGAGACTCCACCGAAAGCCGGATTGGTTACATAATAGTTATCATCTATAGAATTATATACCCCGGATGGTTCAGGCTTTATTAATGATCCATCACTACAACGAGTTTGTTCAAGAGTTGCTGGCGTCGTATCAGGTAGACTTCCGTTTGCGATCAAAACTTTGTCCTCGGAAGATGGCAATTTATCCGGAATAGTATTATCTAGCGGTATTCCCGCCAATGACAATCTGGCTTGATTCCGTGCTTCCCGCATCATACCAACAATACTCTGGCCGCCCGGAGTGCATATATCAGATATTGCCTCGAGGGTTTGCGCGATCATGTTCGGGGAAGTATTCAACGCCATTCTTGGTATTGAATCTACGAAACTAAAATGAGTTGTTGGAAATCGCGTGATGTTATCATTTCTAGGTGACGGTAGCGGTGACAACCCCGTCGTTCGTGCTTGCTGTTCGATTGTCAGTTGAGTGCCAGTTGTGTCCCATAATGCGTTTATTGCTCCTGCCTTCATAGGTAGGGCCGCCTTAATCGCTTTTATTTCTGCATTAGCATTATCGATAAGATTCTGTATAGTAAGCATCACCGGCACCGGGGTTGTCACCGCTACATATAATGAAGAATAAATTGAAACCAAGGTGCTTGATTGTAGATCAGTTATTTGAGATTGTATGTTTGCCCAGTCGTACGGCAGCCCGGTCATACATCCAAAGAAATCTGACATAGTATAAGTGCCATATGGTCCGCTACCTTTTGCTATCAGTGCTGATGCTGCATTGGCAAGAGCGGAGTCAACTGGTACAGTGCTGCCATTGATCTGCGTCAAATCTTTACCAGTTTCTATGTGTCCAACTACTTGAGCGAATTTCTCAACAGGAGTTGATGAGATATTTCTGATCTGCTGCATAGTCACGCTAAATGCGCCGGCCGAGATTGCCACATTGTCTGGCAATATATTTATAAGATAGGCGCCGAAGTCCATGGTGCCCAGGCGCGAACTTACTCCGGGTCCTTCATAGATAGGATAGTATGTCTTGCTGTTTGTCGGACCCGGGGATGCGTTATACACCGGAACTGTCAATGATGCGTAACTATTCGGGAACAACATCTTCGGATTCAACAGATCAGTCAATGAGGTCAGATCCGATGTTTTGCAGTTCAATGGGATACATACATCAGATAAATCTTGACCGACAATGATAGAGAATGCTGCGTAGATAAATCGTTCTTGAGTTGTGGTGATCGGATTTACTTTACCTAATATATCTGATATCTCTGATGTTGTCATCCCAGTTGACAGCAGAGCCAGTGTTACTGATTTTGTCAGAGCATTGTACCGTTGAAGTGTCATCAACAGATTAGAGGGCAGACCAAACGTAGCAATAGAGGCAAGATCGATTGCTTTACCGAGTGTGATAAAGTCTTGACCAAACGATACTGTGGCAAGAGTAACCCCGGTTACATCAGCACTGATCAGATCGTTCATGTTGCTATAAGTTCCTTGAAGGAACGTTTTAGAATTCTGAACGGCCAATATAGTTTGATTAGAATACTCAACGAAACTATATGCAGCGTTCATTGATCCAAGGAAATCTCTATACTCAGGTAGCGTTTCGTTATAATTAAACTCGTCATAAGCCTGAAGTGCAAATAGTTTTATATACCCCCAGCTTGTTATGACGCCGGTGTACGGGGCCCAAGTATATGTGGCAGGCGGTGCGTTGCCTAGCGCAGGTATCTCCCCAGCACCGATTGAGATTAAATTAGCATACGTCGGAGCATCAACTAGCCCTCTGGTATATGCATCATTTATGGCAGCAGTAAGTTGATCTAGGCAAGTGTCGTTGCAAATAGACCCGGGCGTATAGTTGGCGGTAGTAGAACTCGCTCCAGTACTAGCCGCGGCCTGTGGATTTATTCCTAATCCGATGTTTTGTACCAGAGAACCTAATACATTGACACTTAGTGGAGTATCATTCATGGACAAAATACATCAGATGAACCTTGGACAATAGTATGTCCACAGGTGTTTCCTGATCCTACTCTAAGCACCGGACATCCCTCGGCAAATACAGTCGGACTACCATCAGTTGTCATTGCTGCTTCATGTGGCGGATGCGGATTGTAATCACCTTGGGGCCATGGTGCATGTGGTGTTATTTGACTGGCATGTAGACCGACTGCAATACCATTAGCAAAGACGGAGCTGGCGCCGCGCATGATTGCGCCGCCCGGTTCATCAGTGTCTCCGACTCTGCTTAGTTGTGCCATTATCCCAGTATCAGTTTCTTTTCAGGTACTTTAATACCCGTGATTGCTTCGATGTACTTCATCTTTACGCCGTCTTCGGTGATAGCATAAAGCGAAATGCTATTAGTATTTAGTCGAATCGCTTCCTTGGTATCTGCCGTGAACATACTTGGCACAAGTCCCATACCATGTTGACTTGGTGCAATAGATACCGGATCAGATAGTTCAATGAACTGCCCACCGGGTACTGCGGCTACTACTTTCGCAATAAGTTCTTCTCCGCTGTTGATCTTGAATGTTAATACTTGACCGACGTAATCTGCTAATGTTTTCATTTATTTCCTTAGTTATCTAATTGGGCATGCGCCTGATGCACATTCAGCATCGTCAAGACCGATTTCACCTGTGCTAATCTCAGTGATAATCTGTGTGGACGCTACCATTGCGTTATACTGTTCTTCTGTGATTTCTTCCAGTGGGGCTTGTTTGAAACCATGTTCAGAGTGAAGCAGAAACGACAGGCTCTTGTGATTCGTCTTGTAGTTCTTTTTCAGATAACGACGAATCTCAGGAAGTTCTTCCTTCTTGTAATAGATCGTGCAACTGACACTGTTATCACTCCAGACTGTCTGCAACCACTTAACCATTTCAAGTTGTTGAATAGCAGTAACGTCCTTGGCCAGAATTGCATGATCAGAGTGTCTGAACGGGAACGACACCACTACTGTACCATAGTCTTGTGAGCCATCGAAGTTCTGTTGATACTCGACTGGATAGCCGTGATCACGACAAGTTTGAACAAGCGGGTGATTAGCAGAGATACGAATACGTCTGATCATAAACCTGGCGTACGCAGGGTGAGCACCGGGCGTGACACCTGGCATCAACGATACTGTACCACTTGGTTTAATAGTTGTCAGCTTGATAGACTTGTTGAAGCCGTGAGCAGCACTATATTCGTTGTCGAACTCGCGCAGCTTCGGATAAATGTCATTCAACCAACTCTTTTGTTCTTCTGTAGATTCAAGCACGCCGGTGATGCCGATGCCCATACGCATGTTCTTATGAACAATTGTCTCGGTTGCATCTAGGTGACATGGCAGCATCAGCGAGTGTTTATTGATGCGATAGAGAAGCTTCGACAGATCGAGGAATTCTTCTTTCGAGGTGATGTTCGGCAAAAAGATTTCAGCAAGACAGCAGGTTTCTTTGTCAGCAAGAGACTGTTCAGCACACGGATTGTAACCCATCACATCTGGATCAGGGTATTGAGTCTCGCCCAAACGACCGATTTTGCGACTGAGTTTCAGATTGATAAGACCGTATGGTTCGCCCTTGCCTTCGTAACCTTCCCAGAAGTAGTCGTGCAGATTGTTAATGTCGTTACATACTACTGAGTTGTTACTCATAGCGCGCCAAGAAGGAATGTTACCCATGTCCCAACGCTTTGCCAACAAGAATTCAACATCATCATCGTCGCCGATGGCTATTTGTGCTGACCTGCGTACATTACCTGCCACAACGACGGCGCCGATGATGTTCATAATATCTAGACAATCAATAGGACGTACTTTGCGACCCACTCGACGTTCTAACACTTTACCGATTGCTTCAACGCCCCACACTAAGTCTTCCGGTCCTGATGCTGTTCCACCGAAGCCCTTGATAGGTGCTCCCTTAGAACGGATTAGCTGTGTGGAGTAAGTGAATGTCTGCTTGCCTGATTTGTGTGCCAGGAATGCTGCTTTGAGAGTCTTACCAATTAATGCTACCCAGCCTTCACGACTATCAGGTACAATGTAATCGCTGTCGTTAGCATTGATCCGAGTCGGACACTTGAAATCAGCGTTGACCATTGGAATCTTATCGACGTTTTCTTTTTGAATGTTGTATCCGACACCGGATCCAAGCATCAACAGATCCATTGCCCAGGTGAATGGTTCAACTGGCTTGTCTACTACTGTGAACGCGCAGTTTTGTAGGCTACTGAGTCCAAGACGTTCTACAGTAGGGGTGCCCAATTGCCAGAGAAAGCGACCTGCAACAGTCCCCTTGAGTGTTAAAAAGTAGTTTCGCAGTCGTTTAAGTTCTGCTTTGTCAAACCCACATTTCAATTGAGTTTGGGTTGCATTAATCACACGTTCAATAGTGTCTTGGAACTCTTCCGTTGCACTATTTGGATCTGTTTCGTTCAATCTACGGCTATATGTCCTCTTAAAAGTAAGATACCCCACAGATGACCACGGGGTATTAACTGTTTCGGTGTTTTTATTCATTATATTCCTTTTTATGATTATCGATTAATTTAAAACCTTTTACAGATTTTAAGGTGCCATTAAGTAACGCTGATATATTGGGAGGTTTTATTTCAAAAGTAGTGTAGAACTCATATCTGGTCATATCATAAATTACACCGGTTTTTTCTTGAATCCACTGGTATATTGTATGATCATATCTAGGATGTTTCTTTCCGGCTATACTTTCTTTCTGTTTTTGGATGGTAGATATACTATTTTTCTTCCCCAATCTACTTCCGGGTTTTCCGTACAAAACACTGTTTTTTCCTAGATTTTTGCCCAACATTTTAATTCTTTTTTTCTCTCTAATAACAGAGGACGGGTTTTCTAATCCATCCCCGCCATCTGTCATGTTTCTAAGTATTCCGGTATGGATATCTTTTCTCCCGTACCAACGTATCAATCTGCGCTCAATTGCCAATGCTCCTGTATTAGTAAGATTTCGTTCAATTATTACAATAAGAGATGTAATTTTTGGTACCGGAATATACTTGTGTTTCTCGAATGCTCGGTTGCTGCACCCCTTACCAATGTAATATGGTGTTCCGTCTTTTCGGAGATACGCATAAACATAATACTTTGTCATTTTAAATTAATTACCAACTGAGACATATTTATGTACTGAATAATAGTAAAGTGTTCTATCTTATTACACATTACTGTATCCGGGTAATAATTCATTATGAAAGTGCCATCAACAATGACTAGTGAAACATCTTCATCATTATCGTCTTTTCCGAGGACAAAGTCAATAGCCTTGACGCCCGTTAGTAACAGAGTGTAATACATTCCCAGACCACGTGCCATAGTACAATACGTATTGTCAACAAGCAAGTCCCAGGGACCGGGCCAGTTCTGGGTGTCCGATTGGTGAAGATAATGATTGACCAGTGGCGCTTGCTGCCACCAAGCGTCTACTTCGACGCATTTGGTTTCAGTGTCAGCCTCTTCTATCCGGTGACGAAGATTATACCAGCTTTTCAATCTGGCATCATATGTTAACTGAAATACGTTCACTTCCGTGCCCAATTAATCTTGTTCCAAATTCTTTCATGCAGCCAATATACGAACGGTTTAATGACAATTTCTGATGCGCCAATGGTCAGCGATACCACAATTTTACCAGTTACGATGTACGAGATAATAACAGTAGTTGTGGTCCCGCACATCCGATAGCTGTATGCTTTTACCAGACTGCGAAGGCCAGACTCTCCGTTATTTAAGTCCCAACTCTTTACGAATTTTTGTACCAGAGATTGAAGTAATTTCTTCATCGAATGTTTCCTGTTCTATTTTATAACCAACGGCGCGGCCGTAGGTAATATTCACGATGTTTGGCACGATCTGCATCTCATACTGACCTTGGAACAGAGGATCAAGGTCGCGACGGATTCGTTCTTTAACTTGATCAATAGCGAACGGATTAGTTCCCTGCCAGCCTTGACAATCTCTGATCTGAATGACAACTTGGCCGGTCTTTGCCAGAGCGCGTTCGAATAGTGCGCGATGCCCTGTATGCCATGGTTGCCAGCGCCCGAGTAGTTGGGTTGTTTCTTTCTGCCAGTCAAATACAGGACGACGACGGTTATCAAGGATATGCTGACCGATGAACTCTGCCCACTTTTCGCAGTTTTGCTCAGTGACTCGGAAGTCATACACTGTAGGAGGGACGAAAGCTTTGTTTGTATCTTCAAATCGTCCTTGTTCGATTGTATCAACCCAGATTGTCCAGTCTGCCTTGAAGTTATTACGCATCTCAACCAGAGGTGCAACAAAGTCTGCGATAACAAAGTCACCTGATGATTTCAGGGCGAACTCTGCCATGCGTAGTGATTGTCTGATGCGACCATCTTGGCTGAAGTCCCAATCATTAAAGCGTTTACGAATCTCATCTGCATTGAACCAGTCAACAGTGACTTTATAATCACCGATAAGCAGGTCAGTAGTCATAGCATTAGATAATGACATGTTGTTTGCTGTGCCATTTTCCTCAAGATATTTCTTGAGAGCCGTTGCCAGAAATGTTTTACCCGCACCTGGCAGTCCCATGATAAGAATTTTGCTCATTCTCTACTTATCAGCAGATCGTGTGCCCAAATTATATGTTGGAAAATTAGTATTAGGTATAGTATTATCTTCAGAACCGATCATCGCGTCCCAATAGATTCTGATCATCTCTGTGGCTCCGTTTGCCTCATGTAACCTTCTCTGATCCAGATAAGAGTCTCTTTTAGCAATCATGTCTATTAAGATTTGTGTCTCTTCGGGTGAGAGCATTTCAGAGAGAGCTTTCTTTTTTTCATGTAGTATTTATATCAGAATATTCTACCAGACGTAAATGTTCTGAAGAATTGAGATGCTACCCGAGCCTATGCTATTACAGCTACGGCCGTGATGAGGTCCGGCTAGATTGCCGTTGATGTTTCGGCGTCTGACAAACGTACATTGTCTATACACCGATCCATTAGCTATCATAAAGTTATCGGCGGCGTTATCACAGGCCGACACCGGGTTATGTGTATTAAAAGACGGATCATTTTGCGCCAGATACGTCCGGATACAAACGTCGCCGGCGGCAGTATCGTATGAGAGCATATTACCGGTGCCGCTGTTGCCAACTGCTGCACCATACCCCGGGGTATTGAAAGACCAACAAGACGCAGTTCCGATTAGTAAAAATTGGACTGACATGTACGTCCATGGCATGAAATCTTTAATCTCAACGAAAACCCCAGAGTCCGGACCTCCGCATCCACCTAGGTCATGTCTGAATTGTGTTTGAAAGCCGACTCCAGCAACATCGCCTTGACTTAGAATCGTGCCACCTGTTATCTGTACAGTATTTACTTGTGCCGCTGCGACTAGTATACCGTGCGGACCTGCGTGAACTGACATTACCATTTCTCCTTAGGGCACGTTGAACTTACAAATGAGACCTTGCTGACAAGCAGACATAAACACTGACTACAGAAGGTAGAAGCGGTGATAAACTCGCAACCAGTACATATTGCCATACGTTCTGCTTTAAGTAGGTCAGATGATAACTCTATATCTAGTTCGACTGATTGTATCTTGATTCCATTAAGGAGTGTTTCTACTATTTTCATATTCCGTACCTCCCTCTGAGGGCATTGAAGTTTTGTGCAACTTCTGCTGCGGTTAGGGCCCGGTTGTATATTTGCACAGCGTTTATTTTTCCATTCCAAAATCTAACATTATTAAATCCATTACCTATCGTAACGCTAGGCATCGTTGTCGCCCAAAGGGTCTGCGCTTCGTTAAATACTTGTACCCCATTTAGGTAGCCGGTCGCAATATTAGATGATGTATTCCACGTTAAAGTGACATGATACCATGTATTTGCAGTCATGCTTGTTGTCATGTAAACATGGGCAGAATAAGATCCGGCATCGTTTCCGATTACTACCCCAAAGTTATTTCCAGACACGCTTTCTTCAAATCTGATACCCGCATTGCCACCCTGAAAATGAGTATGGAACGGATTAGGATAATTGGACAATGTCGCGGAATTCATCCAAAAAGAAATAGTACCCTGCGAATAGAATGCCCCAAAATTACCACACGAAATATAATCACTGGTACCATTAAAACTAAATGTATTATCCGATGCGTATGTTAGACTATTAGTGGTTAAAGTATTGTTACCAGCCAAATCAATCAGCGCCTGTGTATTAGAACGAGTGCCATCGACAAACGGCGTTGCGAAGCTGCCGGCTTCTACCTGAGGCATTGTTACTTGCCAACTTGAATTATCTGCGCCGTATGTCCCGCCCCAATCTATCAAATAGAAAGTCATACTTGTGTTAGTGCAGTTCAACGTAATACTAATTCTCTGCCACTGCCCCGGCAATGTTTGGTTAGTTGCAGTTGCAGAATCTCCGCCGCCCCAACCCGAAATGTAAACAGCGCCGCCGGTTACATTAGTAGAGCCACCTATCCACTTGATCCATGCTGAAAACGTGTATACTCCTGGACTAGGAATAGTAACGCCTCTGACAACACCGTTCCATGATCCAAGCCAATCCATACGATAACCCATGGTGCCGAATTCGGTCATAAATTGTACAGGGGTGCCCGATGAGTAGTTGCCCCAACTCGTCATTGCAGTTGCGTTATCTACATAGTTCGTTGTGGGCGCGCCTTTAAAAGATCGACCGGTGTTGGCCATATCATAGCACATAACTAGACCATTAGTTACTATTGACGGTGAATGAGCAAGGGACATATTAACAATCCTTGCAAGGCTGGCGCCATGCTGCGTCACTCAACAGCCGGGCAAGCTGCATATTATCACCAGTTGATTCATCAAACCCATTAGTAACTGCTATTCCTGCAGGGGCCGACGGTGCACTAATTAGTGCTCTTGTTCCGTCAGCCGAAATACACACTAATACAGCACCGTGTTGTGATGCCACATATAAATCTGCGTTTGCTATCTCATAAATCATATTCCCACCCTTCCGTTAAATGCGTAAAAATTCTTAATCATCTCATTAGCAGTTAATACTCGATTGTATATCAATACTAATGCGATGTTGCCTATCCAGGGATAAGCATTGCTAGTTGGTTCATTTCCTATAGATAACCCCTGAGTAGGGTTAGTTAATACCCCGCTGTTTAAATTTGAGGCCCATAATACTCTCCACACCCCGTCACTGATAGACAGAGCATCATTGGCATCAGCGATGCCGTCATTATGGAATAAATTTTCACCAGATCCATCTTGATGCCAGCCGCCGGATGTACTTTGATATAAATCTATGTAATTATCGCCGTCGGCGTTTCCTATAAGTTTACGCCATACTGACGCGGGTGCGGTCGATTTTGCCAGAGCCATTATCGTATATCCGGTGCCACCTTGACTAGCTTTTAGGTTCGTCGGGAATGCGTTCTTAATTATTCTGTTTCCTACTGCGTTTCCGTTACCATCAAATCCAGTAAATCCGTTACTTCTGCTTAACGTCACGTTACCTTGTATAGCGAAGTGATTGTTATTACCACTTACATCCTTCCATTGACTCTCGCCATTATTTAACAATTCATATATAGATGGCTCATTACCATCTACAATGTCAACTCTAGGAAATGCGAACTGTAATCTCGTTGTAGCATCGCCGCAATAATAATGATATACTCTATGATATGATGATACTGACCCTGCATCCCATTTCAGATCCTGACCAATATTACATCCGTTCACATCACGCACTTTAGAGGTGCCGCCGTCAATCGTGAAGAAGCCTGTGTTAGGGTGACGACCAGTATATGTTGTTCCGTACGGATAAATGTGGCCACAAACAAGATACCATTGATTCTGGGTAAGGGCACCAGAACCCTCACATTCCCAGTAAGCATTACCTTGAGTAGTGCTATTATCAGTTCGAACCACATCTGCTCCGCCTGCCCCTGTCCCGAAATAAAATGTGCCACTACCAGTTGAGCTAGTTCTGCGGACCCATACTGAAAATCGGTATAATTTAGTGTTGTCTATGTTGAAGAAGTCAGAATTCCACCCCCCGTCTGCTCCGCCGTCACCCGAAGCATACGTACCCCATACTACGCTTTGATTTCCCCACGGGTCAGTATCTACTATACGTTGATTTTCAGCGGTGTTGCCGTTTTGACTGTATCCACCGGTTCCGCCAGGGCCTATTGTCCAAGTAGATGTATTTAAAATTGATGCTTGGTTACCGGCTACGCCGACAAATGAATTTCTGTTCAATGAGTCCAACTCAACAATCAATCCGTTTCTTACTACGTCAGGTCCTGCTACTGTACTCATATTCTATACTCCGTAACGCAGTCTATGCGTATTAAATTGTTGTTGTTCCCACTAGCATCGTACCAAACTGTACCGGTGCTAGGATAGCTACGTGGATTCGCTGCGTCAAGGCATAGAACCAGACCCGATGTTACTATTGACGGTGAATGTTGTAATGACATGATTACATCTTCATTTCAGGGTCGGTCCACTCAGCAGTTGCCATGACAACAAGAATTTCTTCTTGTGACATTACTGCGCCCTTAGTAGTTAACGAGGCGACACATGCCGGCATGTCACCGTACCATTTTACAAGTGTTTTTGTTCCGTCAACTGATCGTCTGCCGGTCTCCGCTGATGTTTGTTGTACCTGATCAAAGTCAATTTTGTCTAACTCTGCTGCTGCAAAGATTACATATTCATTTGTGTTCATATTTTTCCTTTTAGTTATTTATATTCCGTAGCGGCCACGATGGGCATTAAAATTCTGTGTGACTTCTGCTGCTGACAGGGCGCGGTTGTATAATAACGTATTTGATATTCTGCCGTTGAAGGATTCGGTTGAGCCCCATGCCCCGCCTAACATCAGCGGAGTATTAACGTCTGTGCGAATATCTCCTGGAAAGTTTACTGTCGTTATCAATGAGTTATTTTGATACATCAATATGTCAGTACCGTTAAAGGTCAGGGTTATATTCATCCACCCGTTAACAGTAAGAGCATTACCATATCCAATTGTTCCGACACCGGTTGAATGCCACATCTCCATTCTGAATGTACCAGCATATCCACCTATTTCCCATAGTCTAGTATAGCCGGATCCATCTTTCTGAAATATTCTGCCGTTGCCGCTGACATAGTAGACCCACAAAGAAGCTGTCATTGTATCTGCAAGATTTACAGCGCCGGCATCGGGTAAAGTGACAACATCATCTACTCCATCGAAGGCGATGCTACCTAGATTAGCAGAGTTATATGTAGGGCCATTTGTTAACGTTCCTACAGCATTGTTTCCGCTTATATCATTCCAAGCAGTTCCGCTACCTGGATATGATTTAGTATTAGCTGCATCTAAACATAATACCAACCCGGATGTAACTATCGATGGTGAATGTTGTAATCCCACTATTCTGTTTCTCCGTATAATTTACCGCTGCTATAGGCTCTAATTGCTCTTACAAAGATATCAGAACTAATATTATTTATTAATAATACTTCATCGATACAATTCCAGAAGTCTAATATTAGTTCTGCCGAACATTCACAACTGCTTTGATGCCTATAAGGGACACCACCAAACGGTGCCGTTGAGAAATCAAATAGTGATTCTACTGTTGCATTCTTTATGCCATCTGTTGTTTGAATATAAAAGTCGTATATCATTATCTCACCATTATCATATATTGATTTGTACCACCATAAGTTAATCCATTTGCTATGAATGAATTATTTTGGAAATTACCGCTACCATCAGTAGTAGACCCACCACACCAAGGACCGGCATAATAAAATGTAGCACCACAATAAGTTGTACCCATACCTAATGGTAGAGCACCGTAACTAGAACCGCTAAATCCGCAGCAATCCCGCATATAATATATATTATAAGCTGTTCCCGAAACTGGATAACCGATTGCAGATTGCATGCCGCCGGCACCCGAATCACCATATACGCTTATATCCGACTTTAATGTTGTATAACTTGCACCTTGTTGTGTATCGCTAGTAGTGAATGTAGTATAGTCTAGCCCACTTCTTTTATAAACAAAAGGCCCCCATGCATTATTATTAATATTGCTCCTATTACCAAATATAAATTCTGTAAAGGTAGAATTACCATTCCAGTATGTCCACCATCCCGACTGATATGCTTGTGCATAATCTTTAATAGTGCCTATTGCACCACCTTGCCAGCCCCAATTGGCGCCTCCATAATTAACTGTACTCGGGTGGCTTCTAGCAATCATCGTCCAACCACCGCCGTCAGTGGTCATATCGCACCACGCCAATTGGCATTGGCCGGTTGGGCCTTGAGGATATAATGTGTAATAATTATCTCTACCAGCAAGTACAGGGTAGGCAGCAAGTAAGTCTTTTGCTGTCTTATAATTTCTATAATCAGGGCCGGAGAATATACTCATATCCCGTACCTCCCGCGTAGTGCGTTGAAGTTTTGTGTGACTTCTGTGGCAGATAGTGCGCGACTATATGCGGAAAAGAGGGCAACTTTACCAGTATACAATCCACAACATGCACTCCTAACTAGTCCGGGCGGCGAGTTTTGCATTGCAGTCTGGTTTGCAGGTATATATCCAGTAGTTTGGAACACACCATTAAGATATAATTGCATCTGTGGTGTTCCTGCAGAATTTGTACCACTCCTGTCATATATTGCTGTTACATTATGCCACGTCGATGAACTCAGTGCGGTGGTAAACCCCACCCCTCCCTCAGTATAATTAGGGCCGATAAGATAATAAATAGCATCGGTGCCAATGCCGAATCGATAACCATCTCCACCGCCAGCGTTGCTGAACAGACCACATTGGCCAGCACTTATCGGTGGATTTTTGATCCAACAATTTAATGTAAAACTACCGGTTGTGGGAATCATATTACTGGCGAATGTAAAACCCAGACTAGCTGAGCCGGACCCGCCGCCAGTGACTGTTGAAAAGTCGAAACACCCTCCGCCATCGCTGCTAGTAGGAACACTGCCGTACATGTATGCTGTGTTAGTCTGCCCGCTAACATCATACCAAGTTGTTCCAGATCCTGGCCAACTTCTTACGTTACGTGCATCGACATTGAGGACAAGCCCAGATGTTACAATTGAGGAATTGTATGCTATACTCATACTCCGTACCTCCCTCTGATGGCGTTGAAGTTTTGCGCGACTTCTGCTGCCGATAACACCCTGTTGTATACTCTGCAAATAGATAGCTGGCCGTTGTAATAATAGCCGGTGCCGGTGCCGTATGCCCCCACAAACATACCTGATGTATTAGTACTCAATGTGCCGGTTGTACCATTTGAATTCACTTGTACACCGTTAATATACAATATGCGAGAGCCTGAGGTAAACGTGCCCACAACTTGATACCAGGCACTTGTATTCATAAATGTTGCTGTGGTTGTCGATAGATCACCAAGTGGGCCCAGGCGCCACTGAATACTGGCACCTTCTTGGAACAATGCATACTGTGAATTTACGGATCCCTTTTCAAACCAGAAGCCATTCTGAGTAGTTGCGTTAGTTTTTACCCATACTTCAACTGTTGGTGTTTGTGTATCCAACGCTGTATTATTAGCTGCTACTGCATAATCATTCACTCCGTCAAAAGTGAAATACCCAAGGTTATTATTTGAATACGTAGGCCCGTTTGTCAACGCAAAGTTGTATCCAGACGATATTATATCATTCCATGTTGTACCGGTGCTAGGATAGCTACGTGGATTCGCTGCGTCAAGGCATAGAACCAGACCCGATGTTACTATTGATGGTGAGTGAGTAAGAGACATTAGATAAACCTTTCTACTTCAACTATATTCCAAAAAGGTAAACTCTTTAATTGTGCTTCCCACCCATCGAAATATTCTTTGTTGTTATTTTCTTCAAACAACTTTATTCCACGTTGTTCAAAAATAACTGTACCGGTTAGGTCAGTTACTACTTTATCCCAGGTGTCAGTGTTTTTAGAGATGACAAGTCTCATTGGTTTTAGTTGAATCATTTTATGTACACTGCTCCGTATTGCCAATAGTCACCGCCTGATCCTGCCCAGAATGGATAGTCACCGTAGCCGCCACCAGCGAAATAATTCCCATCCCAGCATGCTCCGTACCACCATGGGTTGTTGTTATAATAAGACGAGCAGTTTATGCCACTATATGCATCTTGATCAGTATCGAATGTTGTCAGAGAATAACCATTCACAGCATGATACGCATAGAAGCCCGGTGCACCAGTACCTGTTTCATCACTTAGCGCGGTTGCCCCGATCATGCCGTATGTGCTGTTGAACGAATCAAATCTCCAACGATATCTTTTGTTATGTGATCCTGTTGCATTCAGCGAGGTGCCGTTTGCTGTGGAAACAAATTGAACTATCGTTGTTTTGCCGGCTGTTACTCTTCCTGAAAGAGCAGACCAGTAAGAGGTTCCAATGAAAGCATTGTAGTTAGACAGATCACCGATACCGATACCAGTTGCTCCTGTAATAGGACCGCTTGTTCTGTAGTTGCAATTGTTCACTGCGTCCGCATATGTAAGATTGTTCATGCCGCCGGTGTTGCCACGATTAGCAAGAACCATGACCCATCCTCCGCCGTCATATATTTGATTGACATAAACGAGTACGTTCTGATTGTTGACCCGCACGTTATACCAACCAGATGGTCCGGTTATTTCTGATACACTGTTATATACTGGTCCTGCTGCTACACTCATATTCCATACCTCCCGCGTAATGCGTTAAAGTTTTGTGTTACTTGATCTGCTGTCAGGGCCCGGTTGTATATCGATACGTTGCTGATAGAGCCCTGATAAAATTCATTTGCTGTGCCGAATTTACCAATACACAACAAGCTAGGTGTCATATTAGCATACGAGTATCCGGTCACTGTTTGTTGCACCACCCCATTGATATATAATAGATAGGTGCCGGAAGAATCTACAGTGGCAACCACATGTATCCAGCTGCCAATTGATGGGATATACGAAGATTTATTTTGCGCTGCCCCATGGAGTTGAATAGATCCGTCATTTGTATGTTGGTACAGCATCCAATTATAAAGAGAATCTGATCTGTTGACCACGATGTCTTGATATTGGCCACCCAACCTACCCGGTTTAATCCAAACAGAAACAGACATAGGATCTCCGCTCACACGATTGAATAATGTAGTGGATGAGGTAATGCCATCACTGGTACCATTAAAACTAAACGTGCCATCTGTTGCGTATGTAAGACTATTTGCTGTTAGTGTGTTGTTACCGGTGAGGTCAACGATTGTCTGAGTAGTTGAGCAGGTAGTGTTAACGTCTGGCCAGTACTTCGGATGTAGCGAGGTATAATCGCCGGGCACTATCATTACCTTGGCAACATACAAGCGATTCCATGTGGCATATTGATACATCCATGATCCAGTATGAAATAAAGTAGCAGTGGGCTGGCTTGTAAATTTTGCTCTTGACCAATACCAACCATTACCCAAATCTGTTTCAGACCAGGGATATCCGCCATTGTGAACACCAAACTCAGTGAGATATGTGCCGCCGTTGTATTCATAGTGATACATTAAATTAGGATTTGTGTATCTATTAGCACTTCTGTATAGAATAGCGTATGTGTATAATGTGTTTCCGGTTACCGGTAGTGATCCACCATATGAATACGGCGCTGGACAACAATTTCCAGAACCACCGTTATAGTCATTATACATGTCTACATATTGACAATTGTTTATTGTACCAACTGACGGTACATAAACATCCTCTGTTCCAGAAAAAAATCTGTAGGTAGACCCGTTGTCACCTGTAGACGGAGAAATCTGATTTAGAATGTTTTGAAGCGGTGGTCCTTTATATGATCTGGTGTTACCCTGATCTATGTTCAAGACGATTCCATCTGATGATATTGAAGTATTATTAACAATCATAGAACACCGTATGCACCTTTCAATTGATTATATTGTCTTACAATCTCGTCATCAGGAAGTTCCCTGTTCCATATAGAAAGGTGATACATCTTAGTATGACCATTTCCGTTAGGATTCGCACCTTCGAAACCCAAACCACTCGTTGTTGAGGTGTGACTATTTCCAAGTATACCAGTTGTGGATCTTCCGCCGTTTTTGCTTCCATTAAACCATGTTTGCCCACCATCGACCGCATTGTATTGAAGCACAATGTGGTGCATTGTGCTTAGTGTTAACACTCCGCCGGCACCCACACCAGTCCATGTGCCGTTGCCTGTATAAAACTGCCAATTGCCTTCCCCGCCTGTTGCTCCAAAGTTATAAAGAACAAACGATGCGTTTTGCAAAGTCCCATTCCATTTATAAATAGGATGGTCGGCGTAGTCTGCCATTGTTTGATAACGTTGAACAACAACACTAATCGTAAGATAACCTATGTTGTTTGCCCAAGCAGGGTCTCCAAGACTATCTGCTGCTGCTCCGGTTACCAGATCATAAAACATGCTTCCGTTCCATGATCTAGTATTTCGTTGATCTAAACACAATTTTAAATCTTGGCTGTATGGATTATATCCCGCTGAAATCATTTCCAAACTCCTTCAGGGCATTGCTTAAAATTAAATTGCGCCATCATTACAACAGGACAGCCGCATTTAGTACATTCTCTGTCAGAAGTCACATACTGGCACGACATACATGTTTGTAATCGCTGACTGTACACTTCCGGCGAGTTTAGTATGTCTATGACAGCATCCGATGAAGAAGGCTGACTTAAAAAAGCCATTTCATCACCGTTTGATAAATTTAAATTTTCAATAGGCGTATTCATTATATGCCGTACCTTCCTCTAAACGCATTGTAATTTTGTGCTACTTCTGCGCCAGTCAATACTCTATTATATGCAGCAACGATACCACAATCGCCATTAGAATATTCTGATGTAGATCCTAACCCGCCAATTGCTATTCCATTTGGACCTGCTGTTCCTCCGCCGGCCGATGTGTTTAGTGCGTCATTTACATAAAGTTGGTATGAATTAGCAACTGTATTCCCAGTTGCGTGGTATATGCGCCACGTAGTATCACTGCCGCCGACCTGAGTGATAAGATGAACCCCCGGTACACCGGCATTATCATATGCCACTGATGAACTAGTAAGGCCTGACCACGGGCTCCATGTTGGCAAGCAAGTGCCTACTCGCTCATTTCCGATTCCACCCCACGACTTGCGATTGCCGGCATCTATGTCAAATACTAGACCAGTAGAAACTACATTTGGGCCTGCTGAAATACTCATATTCCGTACCTTTCTCTTGTTACTATCGGCGTATTGTTATATGTTACACTCATTACCATTTTCCTATAGGACATTTCTTAGTTTTTAACCAAGTTTTAACGGGCATGAAGCATCCACACCGAGAGCAGACTTGCATTGAACTTAACTGATCACATGTTTTGCAGATAGTCATTCTTTGTTTTCTTTCTTCGGTAGGAGTAATCATATCAAAGTTAAATGGGATGGATACTTCCCAATTATCTGACATATACTTCAACCCGGGCTGCCCTGTTTATACCAGTCGTATCCTGGCAACAATTAATTCTATCACCAGCTGAATAGTAGTCAGTACCTATGCCACCACTAACGTCATCCGACCCTTCTACACCATTCGGATATAGGCCGCCACCGTTTTCATTCCATCCAAACCCCCAGCGTGAATTTAGATTGTCTGTCCAATTATATCCGTAAAATCTAACGTCCGCTTGACTTGAGAATACGCCACTTGCCCATCCACTATACATCTTTGCGTCTTGAATGAACCTGCGATTGACTGTATTAAAGAAAGTGATCGGAACAATTCGGGTACCGCCATTAAAACTATTCTGTAACCATATCCAGTTTCCTTGACCAGATATACTACCGCCTGCACCTATATCTGGCCACCGTGCCATCATATCGCTAACCGGAAAGTAATTCATAACATGAAATTTAGCATCCCCGTCATTTTGTGTGGTGTCTGTTGGGTTCAGAGTAGTAACTGTGGTCCAATGACTGGAACTATAAGTAAAAGTAGAACCAGTAGTCGCTTTCATCATCATCATCCAGCCTCCACCATCAAAAGCAGAGTCCATTATACAATAAATCTGAGTAGGGCCGGCAGTGGGTAGATTAATCCAATAGACTCCGTTAACGGAAGACGGGTATGCTATTTTAATTGCTCTTGCGCTAGGCGCTGCTCTATCTGAAGAACTTCCGTTGTTATAAAATGCTGAAGCACCATAAATAATTGCCATATAATATCCTTAATAAGTTAAAAATGCGTCAAAGCAGCAGAACTAGAGTTTAGTTCTGCGCTTTATAATTCTACATTGTACTTATTATGCATAAGTAGCGTTGAGCGAATACCACTGTGTTGCTGTTATCGCAACATAGTCAAGTTTAGCGCCTGCTGCCAATGAGTATGCCGCGTTAGTGCCTAACGCATTGATTTGAGCACCGGATGCCGGATAAACATTGAGTGCTGTTCCGCTTGTGTTAAGAACAAGTAGTCTCATACCAGGAGTTGCACTTGGAAGAACAACCCCTTGACCACCCGACACTGTTGACACCGCACTGATTGGTCTTGTCAACACCGTTGCAGTTGACTGATTTGAACCAGCGGCTGTTACTGCTGGGCTTACACCGTATGCAACAAAGCCACCAGTTGAGTTGAACTTAACAACTCCGGTATCTACAACTTCGATCAGAGGAATGCCTGACACGTCATTGACGCTGAAGATAGTACCTGTCATTGAGTCACTGATAGAGAACAACTGTCCTGCGGTGCCAGTGAAACTTAAAGTACCACCATTCAACATTGCTGAAGTAATAGTATTTGCTGCGTTCGGTGCAACATACGCAACATTAGATTTGACCGTCAGACCAGTAAGTGTGCCAACTGAAGTGATTGCTGGTTGTGCTGCTGTTGTTACTGTGCCTGCTGATCCAGCTGATCCTGCGCTTGTCGCATAATTAACGGACTTGGCAGAGTCAGCAGTGTTATTGACACTTCCAAGACCTACTTCTGATGCAGAGTAACTAGGCTTCGTTGACGCCTTTGCCCATGCATACACATCGCTTGCCGGAGCAGATCCTGCGGTTGTGGCATACGAAACGCTTGCACCGCTGATGCTTGCTGCGTTGTATGCAGTGTAACCAAGTGCAGCTTGCTTGCCGTTGAAAGTATTCCAATCTGTACTTGTCAGATACCCGCTTACTGAACCTGATGCTGCTGACAGAGTTGCTTGCTTGCCGTTGAAAGTATTCCAATCTGCAGCAGACAGATAACCAGCGGCACTTGTTGTTGCTTGCGCGATGCTGATACCAGGAGTAGTACCACCAGTAGATGATAATGGTCCCGATGCAGTAACCGCAGTAACAGTACCTAGATTAGTTGTGTATCCTGCTGGATTAGTTGAATTGTACGGAGTGTAAGCAAGAGCAGTAGTAACTTGTGCAGATGTAAGCGATCCGCCGTATACACCGGTGATCGTTGCTGCTGATCCAGAAACATTACCGGTAATGTTCGCAACGACAGTCTTGTTGAAGTTCCAAGTATCTGTTCCAGACAAGTATTGTAAAGTTGCTACTGCTCCGTTAACAGTAAGACCTGCGCCGTTTGCTGCTGCTGCTGTTGCTGCGTTCTTAGCAACTGTGATATTCAAATCAGCAACATCCAATGTTGTTGCGTTGATAGTAGTAGTTGTGCCGTTAACTGTTAAGTTACCACCGACAGTGATATCACCTGAGGTAGTCAGCGAAGATAGCGTGCCGACTGATGTGATATTACCTTGTGCTGCTGTAGTGACTGTTCCTGCTGTTGTGGCACTTGATACTGTACCAGTTACGTTAGCGCCTGCTACTGAGTTTGCACTTGCTGCAACGGTTGCTGATGCAACTGCTGCGCTACCGATGCTTGCTGCGTTGTATGGTGTGTATCCATAACCAGTTGTTGCAGCGGCAGAGATTTGTGCTGCTGTAACTGTACCGGAATTGCCATTCACTGTGTTAACATATGTGCCTGCTGCTTGGTAAGAACCAGCTGCTTGCTTGCCGTTGAATGTATTCCAATCTGTGCTTGATAACCAACCATTAGCAGAAGTCGTTGATTGTGGCATGCTGATTACCGGAGTTGTGCCGCCAGAAGATGCTACTGGGCCGGTTGCAGTTACCGCAGTAACACCGGGATTGTCACCAGTATTTGTGCCAGAAATAGCGTCGAGTTTAGTCTTGTCTGCACCGGTCATAAAGCCTGCTGCGCCTGCTGCCACTGCATTTGAGTGTGCTGCCCCGCCTGCACCAACGTGCGCTACTGGAGCACTTGCTGCGATTGCTGCTGCTTGTGCTGCATTTGCTTTAG